CTGTTTCTGCTCGTCAGTCTATGGTTGCCCGGATTAATAATGCTGATGTTGCTTCCTTCTCTATTCTTGCCCTTCGTCAAGCTGAAGCTCTTCAGAAATGGAAAGAGATTACTCAATCTGTAGATACTAATTATCGCGACCAAATCAAGGCCCATTTTGGTATTAATACCCCTGCTTCTATGTCTCATATGGCACAATATATTGGCGGTGTTGCTCGTAACCTTGACATTTCTGAAGTTGTAAACAACAATCTTTATGAAGACGGTTCTGAAGCTGTTATCTACGGCAAAGGTGTTGGTTCTGGTTCCGGTAAGATGCGTTATCATACTGGTTCACAGTATTGTATTATCATGTGTATTTATCATGCTATGCCGCTTTTGGATTATGCGATTTCAGGTCAAGATCCTCAATTGCTTTGTACTTCTGTAGAAGATCTCCCTATTCCTGAATTTGACAATATTGGTATGGAAGCTGTTCCGGCTACTACCCTCTTTAATTCTAATCGCTTTAATGGTACGTCTACTGCCGATTTCGTTGGTTACAATCCTCGTTATTGGCCTTGGAAATCTAAGATCGATCGTGTCCACGGTGCGTTTATTACCACTCTTAAAGATTGGGTTGCTCCTATTGATGATGATTATTTGTATAAATGGTTTACTCCTAAGCAGGGCAAGTCTTCTTCTATTTCTTGGCCATTCTTCAAAGTAAATCCGAATACTTTGGATTCTATCTTTGCTGTCGCTGCTAATTCTATTTGGGAGACTGATCAGCTTTTAGTTAATTGTGATGTTTCATGTAAGGTTGTTCGTCCTCTTTCTCAGGATGGTATGCCTTATTAATATTATTCGTTATGGAAAAAAGAAATTCAAATAAAGTTTGTTTTGGTTGTGGGTTCCGTAAGGTAGACCTTTCTATTTCTGCTGTTGGATTTAATCCTGCTCTTTGTGAAAAGGAAATAGCTGTTGAAATCGATCCTGTTTCTAAGTTTTGCATTGAAACGATTGGTGAAGCTGAGGATAAATATTATCGTTATCGTTCCGATATCTCTATGTTACTCCATGCTAAGGATACTGCTAATAAGATTGGTGTTGAAGGATTACGTTATCTTTCCGAGTCTCGTAGGACAAAAACGTCTGCTATTCAATCTCAGTTGGATCAAATGGATGATCAGCTTCTTTTGGATACTGTTAAGTCTCGTCATTTGCAGTCCCCTGCTGAAATTCTTGCTTGGTCTGAAAGTTTAACTCAGGTAGCTCACGATCTTGAAACTCGTGCTGGTGCCGAAGCTCGTAAAAAATATGATGAGGAAATTGCTGCCGCTGCTGCTGCTAGTAGTAGTTCTTCTTCTGGATCATCTGATTCAGTTGAATGATAATTTTTTGATTCTGTCTGGTCCTTCAGATATTTTAAATTCTGTTGGTCTCGGTCTTGGCGCTGTTTCAGGTATTGGTAATATTTTTAGTTCTATTCATTCTAATTCTCAGAATATGAAGATTAATAGGATGAATAATGAGTTTAATGCTCGTGAAGCAGAGAAAGCTCGTCAATATCAGACTGAAATGTGGAATAAGACTAATGAGTGGAATTCTCCTAAGAATGTTCGTAAGCGTCTTGAAGATGCTGGATATAATTCTTATTTAGGATTGGATTCTTCTAATGTTGGTACAGCTCAGAGTGCTGGATCTTCTTCTCCTGCTTCGGCTTCTCCTCCTATTCAGAATAATCCTGTTCAGTTTGATGGCTTTCAGAATGCGATTTCGACCGCTGTTCAGATGAGTAATTCTACAAAGGTATCTAATGCAGAAGCTAATAATCTTCAAGGTCAAAAAGGTTTAGCTGATGCCCAAGCTGCCGCTACTCTTTCTGGTATTGATTGGTATAAATTTTCTCCTGAGTATCGTAATTGGTTACAAACTACCGGTATGGCTCGTGCTCAATTGTCTTTCAATACTGATCAGCAGAATCTTGAGAATATGAAATGGATTAATAAAATTCAACGTGCTCAACGCACTGATATTCTTTTATCTAATGAGGCTAAACGTACTATTAATAAGTATCTGGATAATTCTCAATCCTTACAGTTGAAATTGATGGCTAATCAGGCTTTTCAGGCTTTTGCTTCTGGTCGTTTGTCTCTTCAGCAGGCTAAGACTGAAGTCACTAAACAGTTTATGAATATGGTTGAAACCGAAGGTAAGAAGATCTATAATAGAATTGCTTCTGAGACGGCTGATCAATTGATTGGTGCTCTTCAATGGCAGTATTCCTCTGATGAAATGTATTCTCGTGGTTATGCTGGCTATGCTCGTCAAGCTGGCCAATCTCGTGGAAAAGGAGATATTGCTAAAGGTCAACTTGATGAGTATGATTATGGTGCTCGTTATTGGAATACTGGTATAGAGTCTATTGGTCATATTGGTAATGGTATTGGTCTTCCTTTATTGTTTGGTCGTGGTCTTCGTGGTCCACAGTCTATAAAAGGTTTCCGTCGCTAATATTTGTCATATTATTAATTTGCTCCGCGTGGATGTTTCTATAATCGTCCAGATTATAGAGATTTCCCACCGGAGCTTTTTTATTGTTATTCATTATTCTATTAATATTGTCTTATATATTGTATTCCTATACTTCTGTTATACATTTTTGTTTTCATTTCCTTCCCGGGACGTCTTGTCAACTTTGTTGACGTTTGTCACCTTCCCCTTTATTGCCGGTAGCAATGAAATTGCGTTTATAGCGCGAGCGACAAAAAAGGGTTCTAGGGCTTTGCCCTAGAGCGTTAGCACCTTGATATCGCCAAAGGCGCATTCGCTTTAGCGAACACTTCTGTCCTTAATCGGTTTCTTAAGGTTGCTGTCCGTTTGTCTTATCGCAGAGTTCACTCCCTGTAAAATTAAAAAAAAAATAGCGGCGAGTCCGCCAGATGTTTTACGAAGTAAAACTAATCTATGATAGCTTCATAGTCGGATGGTTTATTCTTGGCGAAGCCTATTTCATTTTTCCCGAAGGGTAATTACTTTATCTTAGTAATTACTCTCTATCCTTGTCATATATACGAAAAATGACACACCCCCCCTAATACATAACTTTATTCATAATATAAGTTAATAAATTTGCTAGTTACGATTATTTTCCACTAGTTTTACATGTCTAAAAAAAAAGTTATGAAAATTACAGCTACTCAGTGGATTGAAATCGTTAAATTGATTGCCACATTTGTTATTGGTGTTATTACCACATTGTTTGTTCATTCTTGCACCCTTTCTTTGTCTGTTGCTAAGAATAATACTAACTCTACTCAAAAAACTGAGCAGACATCTACTTCATCTGTGGATTCTACTCATATCAATATTAATCCCAAGTACTAATTTAAATTTTATTGTTATGGAAAAACAAGTATTGAAGAAAGAAGAAAAAACTTTTGTGAATGGTTTTATCGTTTCGGTTCAGTTGCCCGGTATTCCACCGAAACAGTCCTTTGTGCACACTTCTGATGCTTTAGCAAGAACTATTTCTTCTGTTCTTGACTCTACCCCTCATGCTATTATTTTGGTTCAAGCTTCTGTAAATCTCTAATAGCATGATACCTAAGGAAGAATTATTAACGAAATACCTTTTTACTGAGTGTCTTAGGCCTCAGAGAATTGTGAATCCTTATTCTCATGATGTGATATTTGCTCCGTGTGGACATTGTAAATCATGTATTATGAATAAGTCGAATTTTGCTACGGCTTATGCCATGAACATGGCTACACATTTTAAGTATTGTTATTTCGTTACTCTTACATATAAGGACATATTTCTTCCTTACTTGTCCGTCGAGGTTGTTCGGAGGTCTGGTAATCGTTACCTCTTTGATGAAAACTTTGAGACAATGGTTTCCACTTCCGACCCTCGACTTTTAACTCCTGAATATTATCATGATCGCGACCTTTCCCTCGATCCTGCTCAGAATGAAGTTGAGCAAGTTTTTGATATAGGTTTTCAATCTATTCCTAGAGATGTTTCCGTAAAATCAAAAGGATCATTTCGTTTTCGTTCCTTTGATGATGACCCCCTAAAGTTTTGCATACCTATGAAACTTACTGAACTTCAGGATATTTTGATTAAGGCTAATGGTCGTTATGATTATGGTAAGAATAAAGTAGTTTATCCTTCTCTTGCTGATTGTAAGCTACAGATACCTGTTCTTCAATCTCGTGATATTGAATTGTTTTTTAAGCGTTTACGAAGAAATTTAGATTCTCATGGATTCACTTCCTCGAAAATATGTTACTACGTTGTATCAGAATACGGACCCCAAACTTACCGTCCGCATTGGCATTGTTTATTATTCTTTGACTCGGAAGAGATCACCAAAACACTTCGAGAAGATATATCTAAGGCTTGGTCCTACGGTCGTATCGATTACTCTCTCTCCCGTGGAGCGGCTGCTTCCTATGTTGCGTCATATGTTAATAGTGCTGCTTGTTTACCATTCCTTTATGTTGGACAAAAAGAAATCCGCCCTCGATCCTTCCATTCCAAGGGATTTGGCTCGAATAAAATCTTTCCTAAATCGTCCGACGTTTCAGAAATTTCAAAGATATCCGATCTCTACTTTGATGGCGTTAACGTCGATTCTAATGGGAAGACTGTCAACATCAGGCCTGTACGGCAGAGTGAGCTTACGGTATTCCCCCGATTCTCTAATGATTTTTTCTCAGATTGTGATACTTGTTGCAAGTTATTTCAGTCTGTCATTGAAACACCCAAACGCCTCGTTTCGCGCGGCTATCTTGGAATAGACACTCTTGATTTTGGTTCCGATGGTTTTCGATTATCTGATCTCGTACGTGCTTATTCTGAATACTATGAGCGGAATTTTACCGACTTTTCATTTAGCCTTCGTTTCCTTAGAGGTTATCGAACTCGTGATTATGCTGATGAATTGATATTTCGTGAGGCACGTCTTTTTGATGGTTATGTATTCAATAAAGATATGATTTTTGGTAGATTGTATCGTTTATTTGCTAAAGTCCTTCGTTGTTTTAAGTTTTGGAATTTGAAACAATATACTGATTCTTGGTCTTTAAAGGCTGCTATTAAGAAAATTTGGTCGCATGGATGGGAATATTGGAAAAAGAAAGAATATCGTTTCTTAACTACCTATTTTGAGTATCTCGAAGGCTGTAACGACGACGAACGCTTGTTCCTTTTGGTTCGTACTTCAGGTTCTGGTCTTGCTACTGATTCTCCTCATTCCTGGACTTATACTCAGCGTGAAGATTATGTAAATTGTCTTCCTGATGATCTTTATAAGCGTTATATGAATACTCTTAAATGGTTGACCGCCCGCACGGAGAAGGTCTTGAAGGATAAGGTCAAACATAAAGAGTTTAATGATATGCAAGGTGTTTTATTATTTTCTGATTAACTAATTTAATTTATGGCACATTTTACTGGTTTAAAAGAACTTCAAAATCATCCCCATAAGGCTGGTTTTGATATTGGTAGTAAAAATTTGTTTACTGCTAAGGTAGGTGAATTGCTTCCTGTCTATTGGGATATGGCAATTCCTAATTGCGATTATGATATTGATTTGGCTTATTTTACTCGTACTCGTCCCGTTCAGTCTGCTGCTTATACTCGTATTCGTGAGTATTTTGACTTTTATTCCGTTCCTTGTGATCTTCTTTGGAAATCATTTGATTCTGCTGTGATTCAGATGGGACAAATTGCCCCTGTTCAATCTAAGACTTTACTTGACCCTCTTACTGTTGGAACTGATATTCCTTGGTGTTCTCTTTTGGACCTTGGTAGAGCTATCTATTATTCTTCTGGTTCTGCTCCGTTAGGTTCTACTGTTTCAGTTACTTCTAAATTTGGTAACATTTTTGATTATAATAGAGGTGATACTTCTCATAAGTTACTTTCTTATCTTAATTATGGTAATTTAGTAAATCCCTCCGCTTCTGAGGTTGGCTCTTCAGCAAATCGTTGGTGGAACACTTCTTTTACAACTTCTGGCGTTCAAAACTATTCTCAGAAGTATTTGAATAACAATGCTGTTTCTCTTTTCCCGCTTTTGGCTTATCAGAAGATTTATCAGGACTTCTTCCGTTGGTCGCAATGGGAAAATGCTGATCCTACGGCTTATAATGTAGATTATTACGCTGGTTCTGGTAATTTATTTGGATCTTCTGGTATTTCTGTTTCTATTCCTAGTGGTAATGATTATTGGAAACGTGATAATATGTTTTCTCTTCGTTATTGTAATTGGAATAAGGACATGTTTATGGGTCTCCTTCCTAATTCCCAGTTTGGTGATGTAGCAGTCGTAAATTTAGGCGATTCTGGTTCCGGCACAATTCCTGTTGGATTCCTTTCTGATACGGATGTATTTACCCAAGCATTTAATGCTACTGCTATGAAGACCGCTTCGGATACGTCTCCTATGGGTATTTCTGGTTCTACTACTGTTTCTGCTCGTCAGTCTATGGTTGCCCGGATTAATAATGCTGATGTTGCTTC